CATAGGGGTCCAAGCTATTGCACAATCTCCATTAGAGACTGTCTCTCCTGTCTGAGGATTCATACCTTGTACATGCACCCAGAACCGGCACTTGACCAGCTCACCGTCACGTACTGCACCATCCTCAATGCACTCAGAACCCATCAAAGGACATAAAATCTTAGCATCTTTAGCCATTAGTCTTTACTCGCAATAATGAAGTCGTAGAATTTTAACCCTTGTGTTAAGGAGTGAGAATGAGAGCCACTACCTCCTGTTGACTGCGTTTGAACTGTAACAAAATTTGAAACAGGGCGACCTGATGATGCCCCTGCAGCGCCTGATGTAGTTGTTTCAGGGTATCCGTGCGTATGTGCTGGAATATCTGCAATCTGTAATGTATATCCCCCAGAAGCAGTCTGCGCAGCCCATGTACTAAAGGCAACTGAACCCCCGCTTGGGGTAACTGACCCAGTAACAAACCTAAGAATAGAATCATTAATAGCTGCTGTTGTATCTTTAGTCCAGCCCGTAGGAGCCGCTGTTTGCTGAAACCCGATACGTGTTCCTGAAGCAAAAGCTGGTGCATTAGCAGTTGAAGCCCATGCAGTACCGGTAGACGATAGTATATTACCCGCTGTGCCGGGAGCTACGGCACTTACAACCCCTGCAGTTCCTACTAATGCTCCTGTAAGGGCTGTGGCTAGGGTTGTAGTCCCCAATGCTGTTAAGTTGTTACCTGCGATAAAGTTGCCTGTAGTAGCAGCGTTACCATTTATTACCCCACCAGCTGCAAACCCAGTCAACACAAAGAAATCTAACCCATCACAATACACTGTGTATTTACCAAAAGGGACTGTAGCTGTAGCCCCAGCGGTGGTTCTCATGATTATGTTCTTGCTACCTAGCGGCTCGTCAGTAAAGTTATCAATGATGTAGGTTTTTGCTACGGCAGGGGCTGTTACATAACAGTCAGTAGAACGAAGTCCTGTAAACCTTAGCACTGCTGTTCTAGCTTCATCGGTAGTACCTGCATTAGCAGTCAATATATAATTACCAGAACCGGTGATAGATATTGTAGTTACAGCAGTTATAGAATCAACTAGTAGTGAGCATATGTTCTTATTGGTTGTATCACCCCAAGACCCTGATTGCTCACCGTTGGCTATGTTCTCAAGTCGTAGGTTATTTGCGTAAGTTGATGGCATATAGATCCACTAAGGTAAACCATGTAACAATAACTTCTCTGTCTTCTGCCGCAGGTGTTGTGTAGTGCCTGTGCGTACCATAAGGAGGAAACACAACAACTTTACCTGTTTCAGTCTTTATACTTTTATTCTGGTTAGGAAAAACTAATTCTCCCCCAGTGTTAGTAGTTAAATGCAGTACTACTGACGCATAGCGTATGGTAGATCTACCAGTACTAAGTAGTGTGTTCTTATCTACTATACCATCAGTATGCGTCTTACATACTTGCCCTACACTATACTTGTGATACTCATATCCATTATCACCAGACCCAAACGAGGTTTCATATATACCGCTAATCTCTTCCTGAATACCTAACATAATACTGTTTATCTTAGCATCTACTTCTTCTAACCCCGGTGTGCCGGTTATCATTAGCGAGGTGCCTTCCCTATTTCCGCTGTAAGTATCAGCATTAGAGTTAGTACCGTACTGAGCAACCGCCTCTCTTATAAACGCAACGTCTGCTTCAGCAGCATATCTTGGAAACTCAAGAATCATGCATCTTTTGTTGCTATGATTGAGTCGTAGTATTTAATACTCTGAGAAAGCGTGTGCGTGTGCCCCTCTCCTCCCCCCGCTGATCCTGTGTTGTTGGGCCCAACCAATCCCTGATTACCACCTTGCAGTCCCGCTACTGGGTTAACTGCTCCTTGTGTATGGGTATGTGCTGGCATTTGGGCTATAGATAAAGCAGTGCTTCCCGTAGCAGTCTGCGCAGCCCATGTACTAACCCCCACAGATCCGCCAGAACCCCCACCAGTCCCAGTAACAAACCTAAGAATAGAATCATTAATGGCAGCAGTCGTGTCCTTAGTCCAGCCCGTAGGAGCTGCTGCTTGGGGAAATATAAGTTTTGTCCCCGCTGCAAACGGAGGAGGGTTTGCCGATGAAGCCCACGCAGTGCCATTAGAAGTTAGTACGTTACCAGAAGTGCCCGGTGCTACCGTACCTACTACCCCAGAAGCTGCGGATAACACTCCAGTGAGGGTTGAAGCTAGTGTTGTGACCCCTGTAACCCCTAAGGTCCCTGTAACTGTTTCATTACCTACAACTGCTAGATTGCCTGTGATTGTCCCACCTACAGACAGGTTTGTTGATATAAACGAATCAATACCGTCGCTGTACACGTTGTATATACCAAAAGGAACTGTGGCAGCTACAGCACCTGCATCGGTGCGTATAATTAGGTTTTGTTTAGCTAATGCGATGTTGGTATTGTTATCAACAATATAAGTTTTACCTACTGGGGGAATGTATATAGTACAAGCAGCAGAGATGTTGCCGGTAAACTTTAGAACTGCATTCCTAGACTCGTCCGCCACCCCATTAAATGCGGTAAGTGTATATGTAGTTAATCCTGTAATGCTTACGGTATTTAACCCTGCAACAGCATCAACTAATAACCCGCATATGTTCTTGTTGGTCGTATCACCCCAACTTCCAGATTGCTCGCCGTTGGCTATGTTCTCAAGTCGTAGGTTATTTGCGTAAGTTGATGGCATGATGGGCCCAAGTATGTTCGTGTATTATATATGAATTTTATTCTTTGGGCGTAGTAAATATTATCGACGTGACTGAGGGGATTGTCCTATTACCCGATTCTACAAAGGTCATAGAGGGCTCCAGTATATCCTCCTCCTTTACCCCGGTTCTTAGCGCATGGATGCAGTAAGCCAGACTATCATCCTCTAATGCTTCTATGAAGTGTAACTTATTTTTAACTACATATACTATCTGCGGGGATACAAATGTCTTTTCCCTACCCTCAACAGTTATCCTGAATGACCCCCTTGCTAGCAAAGTTATGTGGTCATATGTGTGCATATGTGGCTTATTTGTGTCTCCCTTATGCTCAAAATGCATTTGCCGTGTCCATAAGTTCGATACGCATGCTATTTTATCCTTTACCATAGTTGCCCCCCTTATATAGTTGACACAGGAATAATATCTTTTAGCGCTGCAAACACATTGACAAACACAGTGCCATCTTCCAGTGCTTCTATTTCATGCCATTCATCAGCAACTAGGTTCACGGGTTGCGTGTTCTTAGTCATCACTATTTCTTTGCCTTCCTTACGGACTACTATAGAACCTGCGTGGCATACAGACGCATGGCTGAATGTATGGTCATGTTTAGGCAGTCCTTCACCCGTATTGACATGGTATATATTCAACTGCGCCCCATCATATGTAAGACTGTGTGCTGGAGCTACAGACATAACCATCAGAATTCCTGCGTCCCAGTAGAGGTCACATTACCTATAGGCTGTCTATGGGCCTGCATATCCTGTTCCTGCAGTAGGTCTACCGCCTCTTGCGCTGCATGCGCCCCATCCCATAGATTCTGGCAGTCTACCGCCCATACAGGCAGCTCTGTGATACGCTGATTAGCAGGTTTATGTCCACCAAAGCTAACCTCATTAAACTCTACCCACCCACCATTCGCATGGTCCCACTGTAGGGCCGATACCCCCGCCGGTACGTGGTTATCTATGGTAGGTATTACATAGGCCATACCATCTACATATACTGCGCTATCCGCAGCCACTATAGTAAGTCTCATATTTATCCCATACCTAGTTTTTAGAGGCCATAATTATATCTATATATAACACTGATAGATTAAGCGAAGCGTCCATTGATCCACCACTTGCATGCGTGTGCGACTGCCCACCTCCAATAGGCGCAGTACTTCCTGCCGGAGCGCCAGCACCCATCCCCGTATAAAACGCCCCATTAGTGTTGCTATTTTTATACGTAACGACCCCCCCTGCCACAAAGTGAGTATGCAGTGGGATCTGCGTTTGATCTAATGTGGTGCTTCCTGCCACTATTGATGTCGCCATTGTTTGCGCAGTAAGCGCCGTACTAAATGCAGTGGTACCCCCCGATCCGGCGGTGCCTGATACCACCCGCAGTGTCTTATTATCATGCGCCGTTAGTTTTGTCCACCCCGTCGGGGCTGATGTTTGCTGGAATAACATAATAGTACCGGATGCAATGGGCACTTGCGTGGGTACGGGACAGGGCAGTATGTTTATGTATGTCCCTGTATTTACTCTATTTCTATATAGCATAATATTTAGTTTTTCTGCGCAAGTATTATATCTACATACTGCACCGACAATTGTAGCGTAGGAGACACGGGGGTCCCTGATGTACTATGCTGGTGACTATCCCCACCGCCAATTAATTGGCTGACTTGCGGTCCAGTGGAACCCGGCTGAACTACTGGACTGAGGTAAAACCCGGAGGCAAAACATTTTCTTTGGGTTATGCCACCTACCAAATGGGTATGGGCGGGAATCTGTGTCAGTGATAATGTAGTAGCTGCCCCCACAAGCGTATTTGCTGCAAATGATACTGACTTATCTGTGAATACTGTACTAAAGCCTGTCGTACCTCCCGAACTAACGGTCCCTGCTACTAACCTTAACATCTTATCATTATGTGTGGTTATTTTTGTCCATCCAACTGGAGCCGCTGTTTGCTGAAATATAGATATACTCCCTAACGGTATCGTATAACTGAAATTACTAATACTGTAGGGTAGTGATCCTATATTGCTGGCTGTGTTCTTACTATTTCTATGTATCATATCTAATTCTTTTGGGCTAGTATGATGTCTACATAGTTAACACCTAGTGGTACAGCAGCTGATATAGTAGTAGAAGCATGCGTATGTCCTAAGCCACCACCTATACCACTACTGCTCGTAGATAGTACCCCGGGGGGTAGATGATTCCATGCAGCATAATACACGCAGGGGACCGGATAGCTACATGTATTAAGTGTAGCCCCTTGTACTATATGAGTATGCCCCGGCATTGTAGGTATTGTTATAGTTGTACTATCTAAAGAAAGCCCAGTTACAGTTGGGGTTTGGCTAGTAAACACTGTAGTAAATGGTAGTGTGCCACCTGCACTAGCCGTTCCTGAGACTATCCGCAATGCCTTATTATTGTGTGTTGTTAGTTTAGTAAAACCCGTTGGCGCTGTAGATTGACCAAATACAGCTATATCCCCCGGATTAATAGGTACATCAGCAGGCCATGCATAAGGCAGGGTATTTACCACACCCCCAGCACCATTACTATCTGCGCTGATATTAACCCGGTTGCGGTATATCATATTAGGCCGCTATCTTAGTCCAGACAGTAGATTGTGTGTCGTTTACAGGAGTCCATGTATTAGTCTGTGAATCGTCTACTAGAACCCATGTTGCTGTTTGTGCATCAATTACTAACCCCCATACGGTAGGGTAGCCTATGTACCCTGTAGCCTGCACACCAGTTACTGCTATGTTTTGTTGGGTTGATACCGTAACACTGCCGATAGAACCTGTAGCTTGTACACCAATAAGATATACATTAGCTATGCCCTCTACTGCTACATTACCTATCTGACCTGTAGCTGCAACACCTGTTACAAAGATGTTTTGTTGAGTTGATACTGTAACACTGCCGACAGAGCCTGTAGCTTCAACACCAATGGGGTAGACATTAGCCGCAGCATCTACTAATACATTACCTACCTGACCAACAGCTTCAACACCTGTTACTGATACGTTTTGGTTGGTAATGAATGTGACATTACCGATAGCACCTGTAGCTTCAACACCAGTAGGGTAGACATTAGCCACACCATCTATTGCTACACCACCAATCTGACCTGTAGCTTCAACACCTGTTACTGATACGTTTTGGTCTGTCTTGAGGGTAACGGTGCCGATAGCACCTGTAGCTTGTACACCTGTTACTGATATGTTTTGTTGAGTTGATACCGTGACACTGCCGATAGAACCTGTAGCTTGTACACCTGTTACCAATACAGCTATGGCCCCGGGGTTTAATATGTCCGCAAAGGGTGCTGCGGCTAATGGTGTAAAGCCTAACATCTGCGGTTATACGGTGTAGATGATAGTGCTGTGTTGTACTGTCCCGCCCATGATGTGCCTCTTTATATTAACCATATAACCCCCCACCCGATTAAAACCCCGATACCCCAGAAGATCAAGTCTAAACGGCTACCTAGCCCAAAGTCATACCACGCCCTATCCTGATCGTATCTCTGATAGATTTCTCTGACTAATCCAGTCACGGCGCTAATGATAGCTGCCATCCACAACGAAGTAATGAATGAGAATCCGACGACTAGAGCCGCACCTACTATCAGGTGTAGAGGCTGGTCTATGAATTCTTTGTTGATGGATAGTTGCATTACTTTGCCTCCAGTGCGGTTATGCGGGTTGCTTGGGAAACTTATCTTTCGTAGCCTGAATCGTAGCCTTCCAGCCGTCTAGTCCCACATGAAATATTGAATCTAGTTGGTCAGGGACAGATGGATAGGCTTGTGCGCGTAGGTCTTTGTACGTTGGTACAGGTGGATTAG